CAGCTTTTCACCAGAAGTCGATTTATCAAAGACTGGCACATCGTCATCAACAAGGTCTTGCTGTGACTCATCTACATCATACAGCTTCATCTTCGACCTGTCAACCCCTACGACGAATCTTTTATCAACATTAGGATCGTTATAGCGATTCTTCAACTGCTTGACCATAATCTGACCAAGACTGCTCAGTTCATCGTTTGAAATCAAAGCAAACATCAAGTCAGCGGTTGCAGGAAGGCCGAAAGACTCCGAAGTGTCTTCAAGCCCAGGATCAGAATTGCCATATCCCGACCGAGTAGTCTGTGTCGCTGACACAATCGGAACATCAAACTCTACAGCCAAACCGCGAAGCTCTTCAGCAATCGCTTTGATATAGGTGTAAGAGTTGATGGCACCACCCATGGATTTCATTCGCGAGGATGCGCAGATATTCAGATAATCAATGAATATCAATTCTGGAACAAACTTCTTCTTTAACTTCAGTTCCATTAGCAACGCCCGAAAATGTCCTGAGTGTGCTTGCCCAGTCGGGTACTCCTTGATGATCAGCTTACCGTTTGTGCTTTCTGCAATCTTACGCACACGGTTCGAAAACATATCTTGCGACATATTCTCTAACTGATCGATTGGCACATTCAGCAGATTCGCGTCAATGCGTTCAGCAATGCGCTCCTCTGCCATTTCCATCGTAATGTACAAGACATTACGACCCTGCGATAGGGCACTAGCCGCAACATGACACATGAACAGCGACTTACCGACGCCTGTACCAGCGAGCGCAATATTAAGGGTCTTATTTGGTAGCCCGCCCTTTGTGATACGATTAAAGTAATCAAGATCAAAGGGTATGCGCTCTTCTTGCTCATGGTAAAAAGCGTATCGCTCGTCAACATTTTCAAGGTAATCGTGTCCAATGTTGGTGTCGAATGATACGGCTAGTGCATTCTGCAGTATGTCAGGCAACGCATTCTTCGTAAGCTTCTCGTGCTTACCGTCAATTATGGAAATAGATTCCATGATTGCACGATAGACTGCGCGGTCCTGACACCACTTTTCTGTAGTATCAAGTAACCACTGCATATTCTCATCTTTTCTTTCGAAAATATTAGGGAGAATGTCAATGGCATGAGTATACATCTGATCACTGATTCGATCAGACTGGTCAATCTCAATCTTAAAAGCTTCAAGCGTAGGCAGCTTGTTGTACTTGGTTACAAACTTTGTGACTTCGGTAAAGATATGTTGGTAAACACCTTCAAAATATTCTTTCTTAAGAAACGGAACGACCTTACGCATGTAAGGCTCGTTCGTCAATAGATTACGCAGAATTGTTTGTTCTAGATCAATCTTCACTTGTTTCCTCAGGCGCGCCTAATACGAGAGAGCCAGATGCTGCTGCTTCTTCTAGCACACTTGCAAGAATATCAGCAGCACAGTTTTGCAGTTCAACAGATTCGGTAGTTAATTCACCGTCAGGAGTTGATACTATCACAAAATTAAATGTCAAGCAATCACTTTCTCCATCAAATGCAATGTTACCAAATCGAATTACAGTCTCTGCAAAATCGCCCTCAAGAATACGCACATCCCAAGCTTGATCATTTTCTACAGCGCTAGCCGGAACTAGCGCGTAGTCTTGCCCTTCGATCATTCTATTCATTATTCTTCCATTTCAAGTTCAAGTTCAATGCCGGTACTGCCTGCACCAATCTTGTATTGCTTCTCTACAAACTCTTGAAACTTAGCATCGGCTAGAATATCTGCCCAGAAATCTTCGCTCAGAGTGTCTTTTTCTCTGATTTTGTTTCCGATGACTTCGCCAGTGCTAGTGTCAACACGCTGATACCAACCATTGGAAGGCTTAGTAACGAAACCAGAAGCAAGGCCAATATCCAGAAGACCGCTAAAACGCTCAATGCCACCGTCCCAAGAAACACTAATAGGGATCTTAGACTTTTCTTTAACAAATCTAGACTTCTCGACATTGATGATGAAATCATAACCAGTTACCTCAGTGCCAGTCTTATTCTGGCGACGCCCAAGAATCCAAATGTTGTCTGCAGAATAGTAGATACCAGTACCGCCGCCGACGATATCTTTCGGAAACAAGCCAATCTCTTTGTAAGTGTGATTGATTGCAAGCAGAGGAATGTTCTTCATGGTCAAATAAGGCGTCGCCATACGAAACAGACCCTTGAGTGCTTTTGCTCGCGACATATCAGCCACAGACTTTTCGTCTAGCGCGTCTTCAAGCTCTTTCTTCGACGCGAGGTTACCAATAGAGTCAATGACAATAATTACTTTGTCTTCTTTTTCTAGTTGCTCTAGCTGACCAATCAAATCGAACTTGAGTTCTTCGACATTGGTAATAGGCGTGTGCAGAACACGAGACACATCAATACCAAACGTTTCGAAGTATGCTTGTGGCGAACCAAACTCAGAATCATAGAACAGCATCACTGCTTCGGGATCCGACTTCAGAAACTCTGCTGCCATCTTGAGCGCAAAAGAAGTTTTGAAGTGCTTCGAAGGACCAGCAAGCACAGTCAGACCAGAGGCCAAGCCACCTTTGAGACTGCCAGACAGAGCGACATTCAACATGGGCACATCCATGCGCGTAATCTCACGCTCTTGAAAAAACTCAGAATCAGAAAGCACAGCAGTAAACTTGACTTTCGAATTCTTTTTTAGTTTGTTCATTACAGACATATATTAATCCTTCAGATTTTTAAAGTTAACACACTCATCAAGAATAGGCAGCTTATCAGTCATGCCTACCAGCATTCGCACATCAGAATTTAGATACTCACCTGCATAGCCACGCGCTTGCTTGTAGCTCACTTCATTGTCAACTTGCGAACGAATGAAGGTTGGAATCATAACACTACGATCAGTTAGATCAGGCGCTTTCTCAATCATTCGACGCACAATTGCAGGATTTGCATTCTTACAATCAAGAATTGTGTCATACATCTGATTAAAGAATGTTTGCTTGACTGCTTTAAAGCCAGCAATCGATAGTTTAGCATAAGCCACTTCGAAGATGCTACCAGTTACCATGGTCTGTGCAGAAAAATGCGAAGTGTGTCGAATGATTTTCATGAAAGCAGGCAGAGTTTTTTCTGCACCGCCAACTAACGAATAATCAGAAGAAATAATCTCGCCAAGATTATGAGAGTCAGAAACTTCAGGCATATAGATGACTTTTGCATTGAAAACATCAGGTCCGAGAGCCATGGTAAGACGCTGGATCGTTTCAATGTTCAGTGTGCTACGAATACAAATACCAGAGTCAGACTGCTTGACAAGCTTGCTTACCACATTAAGAAAATCTGCGTCGTCAAGGGTGTCATTATCCAGAAGAGGAATATCTAGACAGATAAATGCAATCGAAGGCTTCCACTCAATAAGTTCATCTACATCCATTGCACTTGCCACAAGCTTTCGCTCTGTGGATTTTGTATTGAAAGCAACGTCGGTAGCGAGCGCTAGAGTATTGCTACCAACAATACCTACACGAAGAGGACCTGTTTTAGGCTTTGCTTCGGGCTGTGCATCTTGAATCATTTCAACTTCTTCACTCATACTTTACTCCTAGCTGTTTCGATAAGCATACTCGACGGCTCTGTCTGCTTCTTTTTCTAGAGGTCGACTAGTATACCACATTCCATTTTCATTGTCAAATTGTCTGCAGAGTTCTGCGATTTGTTTTGCGGTGATTGGATAGCCACTCTTGATTGCATTACCAGCAGTTGCGACCATAATTTGATACATCTTATGATACCAGCCAGTTTCGTTAATGGTCTTGTATTCTGCTGCTAACATTCTTGGCCAGAAGGGGCAGTCAGCATGACCTGACCAATAAATGTTGGTTTTATCTAGCGCTTGCTTACGATGCTCAATTACTGCTGCTTGTAGTTCGGGCGGCAGACGATCAAGAAAGTTGTTGCCTTCTTTCTCTTTGTATGGATGCTTTGCTTTTAGATAGTCAGGATCAACAGGCTCGCCAGTGTTAGAAAAGATAAAATTGTGAGCGTCAATGTACGCCGCAGGTACATAATACATTCGTGATAAATCTTTAGTTTGTCGATCTCCGATTTCTCCAAGCTCTGTATTGAGCGCATGCCAGAAATGTCGTATTTCTTCTCTCTCAACTCGGCGTGTAAGTTCGAAGACAATTCGAAACTTCGGTAGGTCGACTGTGCTGCTTGCTGTAGAATAACAAACATAGTTATAATTGTGAAACTTAGAAACAAGTAGCTCATCTAGAGGATAGCCTCCCGCGTCGAAATCATCTACATCGACAGCAGCCCACTTGCCCCAATATTCAACATTATCATTTGAACGGGTTGTGCCAGTAGTATATATCGCTGGGCTGATTAGAGAAGCAGTCTTTTTTGTTTCAGGAATTTTCGACAGCGAATAAAGCAAGTCTTTGAAATCAGACCATGACTTCAGGGAGACTTGCTTGTGTGTTTTGTTATCGAATCGATTCTTGAAAATCGTCAGTTCAGTTTTCATATCATCCAAAGAAACTTTCAAGTGATGCTCTAGGTTCTGCTGACCAACCAACTGCATTGAGAATTGGCTCTAGCGGATCAAGGAATGTCTTGACAAACATATTATCATAATCTATCGCATTATGCAACCCTAGCTCTTTTGGTAACTGACCAGGAAACGCTACCACGTTTTCTTTGATTCTATTTGGCTGTTTGAGATAGAGAAACTTAATCTTCTCGCCGTCTTGAATCAACTCGTATTTGTCCTGTAATCCTTGTTGAGTAATATAGTGATTGTAGAGTAGCGAGCCGCGAACATGGATCGGAGTGCCTTTGCTGTAGATACTGTGCCGATCTTTCCACTTCGTAATCTCAGAGACACCGCGCGGAAACGCAATGTCTTCGGGCGCGAGAGTCTTGAACTCACTCTTGAAGTTCGCAATAAACTTCTGGGTATCAGCTTCGGTACCTTCAATAATAACACGAAACACTTGCTTAAACACATCACGCACAACTTGTGGTGTGCTAGACTTGACAGCTTCAATGCCCATCATCTTTAGTTTAGGCGTAGCATAGCGAACGCCTTCGTTATCATGAACATTCAGAATGTAGCGCTTCTTCGCCATCCAAATGCCACGATCAGCAATTGCTTCTCGCTTCATCACCATACGATTCTCGTATGCGTTGGTATCTTCTGCTAGCTTTGCATATGCATTCGCAATCTTTTGCTCAAAGTGTTCTGCGACTTTACTCAGAAAGTTAACAGGATTGGCAGGCTTGTGCAGAGCAACCAGCGGTGCGAAGTTAATGTATACCGAATCGGTATCGATTGCAATCACATAGTCGTCTTTGGTACCAAGAATCTCTTGCATTTCTGCATTCACCGCAGCCTCTGCAACCTTGATAGCGCGCTGACCATTTGTCGTTACGCCTTCAGCAATCTTCTGATCGAAGTAACGAAAGTATTTGTTCGCTAGCGCACCATAGAGACTGTTCATGAGAATCTTGATTGCCATCTGCTGATTGTCTAGCGTAGCAATTTCATTCTCAAGTTTCTTTGTAGGCGCGTTCTCGTACTGCTGCTTGGCGTCAAGCATGCTTCGCTTGATGCTTACACGGTCGTCATAGAATTTACGAATGACATTTGGAATAATGCCTTCGAAATCTTTTCGGAACATAGCACCATTTGCGCACTTGGTTGTGTCTGCATTTTCTTCGTAGCACATCGTCTCGGGCGACATATTATATTGCACGATGATGTTCGGATACAGAGAGTTTAGATCGAACGAAAGCACCCAGTCATGCGCACCAACCATGGGATCTTTTACATAGCCGCCGACGATCTTACCAGCATCGTGATCAATAGGCGACTTACCAGGGATCACGATATTCTTCTGGATCAACTGGTTGTAGATGATCGAATCCCAGATGGCGGTCGTACCAAACGTCTCTTGATAGTTGGTCTTCGCTTGATACGCCATGGTCATCGCCAGAGAAATCAGACCCATCTTCTCTTCGAAACGATCCACAAGCTCAACGTCTTTGATGTTATAATCAATAAACTTTTGAAAATCGTGCTTGTACAGAGAGTGAAGCGAACCATATTCTTCGTACGACAACTTGCGTACACCTAGCACAACATTTGCGATATGATCAAGCTTGTACGACTCTTGCTCGCCCCAGGTCTGCTTGCCAAACTTTTTGAAAAGATCCAGATAGTCTAGCTGTGAGATACCTTCAAGATCGTATGCAATCTCAGTGCCGTTGATCATACGAATCTCGCGCTCGCGCACGAGCCCCCACGGAGAGAACTTCTTGATCGCCTCAAAGCCTAGTACTTGCTGAGCCCGATTGACCAGATATGGAATATCGAACATCTTGCTGTTCCAGCCAGTCAGCACATCGGGATAGTTCTTTGCCCACCAGAACATGAATGACTGCAGCAGATTCTCTTCGTCAGAACAGTGATAGTATTGAATGTGGTGATCGTTCAGAGTAGGATCGTACTCACCCATGCCCCATACATGATAGAGCATCGACTGGTTCGACTTGACAGCAATTGAGATTACGGGATGCTTTGCTTCGTTTGGCTTTGGAAAGCCAGCGTCAGAAGCGACCTCGATGTCAATCGTGCAGACATTAATCTGATCACGATTAAATTTGATATCACGAGGAAACGCCTCGCCAATAAACTGAGTGACATAGTTTGTCTGCCCGTGGACAGAGAAGTTAGGCACACCTTCGTACTGCTTCATGAAATCCGCAGCTTCGGTCATGCTATCGAACTTCATGGGCTCGACAGCTTTACCAAAGAGTGTGTGATACTTGCCTGTAGCCTTTGGGCTCTCTACAAACAGAGTTGGTCCATAAGGAATTTTGCGCGCGACTGCTACGCCATCTTCGTAGCCGCGATAGAGGATTTTGTTACCATAACGAAGAACATTAGTATAGAATTTCATCTTATAATGATATCACTTATTTTATACAATAGCAAGAAGTACCAGAACAGAAATCGTCGCAATCGTAACCCAACCTGCTTGCTCGTGAGTGAAGCCCATGAACAAGTCTTTTACTTTGTCGCCGATAAATTTAACCATGTTTGCCTCCTATTGATGATGCGGGCTTAGGGTGCCCGCGAACCCATGTGTTTACTACTGAATCGAAACCACTCTTGGCTTTTTCTCTTCAGGCAATTCAAGTTTCAGAAGAACATACAAAACACCGTCAGTATAAGACGCGCTGATAACATTCATATGCTCTGCAATCTTGAATGCTTTACGAAACTTCTTGGACGAAATGCCTTTGTGAATAAAGGTCAGAGGCTCATCATCACGCGCGCCGTGTTGTTCACCACTGATTAATAGATCAGTGTTGTGATGCTCGACTTTCAGTTCGTCTTTCGCAAAGCCCGCAGTAGCGATTTCAAGTTGATAAGTTTCATCGTCGTACTTGACGATATTATGGGGGGGATAATTTTGCTGATTCGTGGTTTTGGTCAACAGTTCCATATCGCGGAACAGATTGTCGAAGCCAACAAAACGAGGTAGTGCAGCACCAAAAGGTGCGAGGTCATGAGTAGTAGTCATGAGTGTATCTCCTTAAATTAAGCAAGATTAGAAGTGCGACCGAACCATTCGCATCGCACATCTATTTATACACTATATGATTTACAATGTCAAGACTTATTGCCGATATTATATTTCGGGCAAAGTTCCCACTGGTCTTTTTCTTTATGAGAAATAATCTTGACTTGACGCAACGGCGCGCATTCAGCAACTTGCGCTTTGTCTACAATCTGCACCAGCCCCCAATCTGCAAGCAGTGTAGCAATCGTATTGCGACGAAGAATATCAGCCTCTTCTAGATTCGACTTCTTACCATCAAGCAGAAACAACTCTTTAAAATGAACAATAAAGTATCGCCCCTGCTTGTGTAGAATATGGCAGGACTGAAATAGTTTATTCTCGCGACGCGATGCGACGCCCATTCTAGTCAATGTTTCGCGAACTTTGAGGAAGTCATCAGGTTGTGTCAAAGTCACTTCCAGCATATCTGCTGGCTTCCAAATTTTATTTTCTTCCACCTTTATAGATCCTTCTTTTTATATCTTGTATTTGATCTGGTGAAAGGAGAGATAAAGCAGAACGGGCTTTTTCGTTGCTGTATCCATAATACTCCTTTACCGCTTCCACGTCATCGAAAGTTTGAGGCTTTTCCCATTTAGAGAATCGCTTTCGCTTTCTTACTGTATTTAGTAAAAAATGGAATTGTAACTTTTTATCAAGGTGATGGTACTGATTCATCACATTAGACGCAGCAACGGTATCGGGAAAGTAAGACAGAGAACGATTTGTTAAAAAAGTGTTATATGCTTTCTCTTTCAAATCGTCATCCATGATGTCTTTCTTGTCGTAATTAATCGCGTTTACATAGTCAAATGGATTCATTACTTGAAGCTCACATTTGCCATGACTTCGGTCATACACGCAACAACATTCAATTCATGATCAGCCACGAATGCATTCTTGTATTGATAGTCTGCAAGAATGAGAACTAACTGAGGAATCGAACTTGGTTCGACATGATCATACATGTTATCATAAAGTTCGCGGAAGATTGACGACACATCAATATCAACATTCTGGGCAACCCAGCTTCGCATCTTCTTGAAGTCTTTGTCTTTCAGAGCCTTGAAAAGGATGCTATAG